CTGAGATGTCAGCTCAGAAGCTAGGCAAGAAACAAGGTGTTCACATTGTTGCTGTAGATCCAAAAGCAGCAGCGCAGGTCATGGCCCAAGTGGCAGCCACTGGGGGCTCGGTAGGAAAACGAGCCGTGAATGCATTCATTCAAGACAATCGAGTGCATACCCAGCGTGCAAAACTACAAGCACAACTCGCGAAGCAAGCAATAAAGCTAGTCGCGAAGAACCTAGTACCGGAAGCGAACGAAGGGGAAGAGGACCGTAAGGTGGCACCCCAGGCCAAGGCCCCATGGAGACAACAACCTATGAGGCGCTTGGTGAAAGGCCCTGACTGCAAGCACGATGACGTGGCAGTTTGTTCAAAGTGCCTTAAGAATCCGCATTTCCGGCCGGGGGGGTCTGCCGAGCCCCCCCCGGAGGCGACCCAGAGCAGCTCACTGCCCAACAAGAGCTGTTCAGGCTCGGCCAGTACAACTTTCAAGACGGAGGTGAATTCACCTGCAGGCTCAAACGCTGCGGTGGTTCCTTCGCCAGATCCTGCAACCCTGAAAAAGCTGCAAAGCCTAATGACCGAGCTGTCAAGGCTGTTGCCGAAACAACCCTCCGAGGGTTAGATCAATGGGTTTGGCCTGACAAGACCAGTCAGGCCGTGCGGGATTCTCTCCACTACCAGTCATCAAACGTTTTAGAAGGCAAGGAGCCCAGTGAGGCTATCAAGCAAAAACTGATCGCTCAAGTCCTTAAACGTTACCCTCTAACCACCGCCCCCTTGGGGTTTACCCCGGACGGTGAGATTAACGAGGTGGTGATGCGTGGTGTGATTGAGACTTTGCTCGTTACGCGTGTCAAGAAGACAGCGCAACCTGGATTCCCATTAGAATTGGTTGCGGCCTCAAACGATGAGATATTAATGTACCATCGACAGCGCGTTGTGAATATGACCATGGAGCGGATTAAACTCCTTGCGAACATGCCCCCAAACCTTACTGCTAGGCAGATGGTTGAACAGGGGTTCTGCGATCCGGTAAAATTGTTCGTGAAATCAGAACCACACAAAAAGAGTAAAGCAGAACAAAAGCGTTGGAGACTCATATGCTCCGTGAGCCTCGTTGATCAACTAGTTGAGCGTGTCCTGTGTCGTGAACAGAATGATGCAGAGATTATCGCTTGGACCCATGTGCCCTCAGCTCCCGGTTTTGGACTGGCAGTGGATAGGGACCTGAAAGTCTTTTGGGATCGAATCCATAGATTGGCAGGCAATGATTTGCGGAACGTCGCCCAGAATGATATGTCTGGGTGGGATTGGTCCGTAAAGCAGTGGGAGTTGAATCTCGACGCAGAGTGCAGACTGGCCTTGATGCGTGCCAAGGAGGGGTCAACGCTATCAAAAGTGATGAGAAACCGAGTATTGTGCCTCGGTCTCTCCGTTTTTGTCACACCAGATTATGAATTTCTGGCCCAAACAGTTCCTGGGATTCAGAAGTCAGGTAGCTACAATACGTCAAGTACTAATAGTAGAGTACGTGTGATGGTAGCCTGGTTGTGTGGCGCAGGGTGGGCTATTGCCATGGGAGATGATTGCCTTGAGGAGTACCATGAAGGTACCCCAGAGAGATACCAAACTCTGGGACATAGATGTAAAATGTACGAACGGTGTGATGACACATTCGAATTTTGTTCATCTAGATTCTCCAAAGGAGTCGCGTCACCTGTGGATCCTTCCAAGATCGTGTTCAATTTCTTGGGTAGGAATGATCAAATAGCTGAAAGGTTAGAAGGGCTCCGGCACGAGCTCAGACACCACCCAGACGCCGACGCGATTTGCGCGGCTGCTCACAGAATGTTTTAGTGAGCGCCTTCTCCAGCTCGGCAATGGAAGTGAACAATGCCCAGAAAAAGAAAACTTCAAGCTTACCCGCTAATTCCAGCGGCCTCCAGAGCGATGGCCAATGTGGGTGGCAACTTGTTGCGGACCGTGGCGAGAGCCGGCGTGAACTACGCGCGGCAGAACCCCGGGAAAGTTCTCCAGAAGAGTTACGAAGCCGCCAAGGCTGCGGCGGGCCTGGTGAACAGGCTGAAGAGTCAAAGGAAACCGATGCGTGCGATACGCGCGCTGGAACCGAGTACCCAAGGGAATACCTCCCTGGCCCCGGTTGCGGTTGGCCGTACGACTCGATTCAGGCCGCCCCGGACAAGTTGCGCTATGAAGCACACAAACTCGGAGTTCATTTCTACGATTACGTCCTCAGCCGTAACCAACGCGTTTAGCGCAACTGAATTCCAGGTGAATCCTGGTTTTGCGAACGTGTTTCCATGGCTTAGCACTGAGGCATTGCGATGGCAGCAGTACAAATTCACCAAGCTGCAATTCCGCTTTGTGACGAGGCAGGCAACCTCGACAGCGGGGTCGGTTATAATGGCCCCGATTTACAATGTTCTTGAACTGGCTCCGACTACGGAGCAGTTAGCAACGAACACGGCCAATGCCATTGAAGATGTTGTCTGGAAGAACATTACCTGTAAGGTAGATTGTTCCAGTGGCCACGCGTTTGGTGCGCGAAAGATGGTCCGCGACAGTTCCGTCGCTGGAGACTTGGCCAACTATGACATGTGCAACTTCTTCATTTCCACTGTGGGACTCCCCAGTTTGACCGTAATTGGTAAACTCTGGGTCGATTACACTGTGGAATTTTATGGTCCTGTCACTCTGAATGCAGAGGAGGACCAGACCCGTGGAAGCTATTACAGTAGCCACACGCAGTATGCTTTGACGTCAGGGGTGTCGGTAAACGCCTCTTGGGACACTGCAAAGTATGCTGGCCTAGGTGAGTCAACGACCGGTTCTCCGATCAGTACCTTCACCTTCCCGAAAGGGCACTACGTTTTTACGTCAAATGTGTCCTTCAATTCAACACTCGCTACGAATGTCCAGACCTGGTTTACGTATGGAGGAGTTATCCAGCAGGACACAACGGCCTTTGGTACGTGTCCTGCTACAGGGTATGTTGAATTGACTTCACAGATCATGCTGTACTGCGATGGTCTGACAAGTGTCGCGTTGAGAGTTCTTACGAACCAGCAGAATGCTACCGACTTCGGGAAAACACTAACTGTGGTGCCAGTGTGATGGACACAGAGTGTAAGGTGGTTATACCCCTCCATTGGGAATTTGGGAGGTTAAAGATTAAACCAACGTTGTCCCCTAGCGTATTATGGGGCTGGCTTACATCCAGATAGACTGTAGTCGTGGTTTGGACAATCACGCACCCGGAACCCTTTGATAACCGGTGGAACAAATATAAGGGGCTTGTAGATTCAACCAGATTATCCCAGTATTACTGCATAATGCACGTGCTGGTGATTGTGTCTGGCTGAATAGGGT